TAATGATCGGTGCTCCAAGGCCGTTACCAGCAGCCCATGACCAGCCGAGAGCGTTCGACGCAACGTCGTTACCAAAAGCATTGGCTGCAGCAGGCGAAGCGCCCGTGAAACCAAAGTCAAAGGTAGCTGTCGTGTTCGTCGTCTCTGCCGACGTGACCTGAAAGCCTGCGTGCAGGATTACAGAGTTAGCTTCAAGAGGAAGAATCTGAAGTGTATCTGCTGCAGCAAGCGCCGTAGCGCCTGCGGCAGAGCGCGCAGCCACAATCGCAGCGAAGTCAAGCTCGACTTCGATGAAGGAAATGCGGTTTCCGCCATAGGCAGGAAACGAAGCCGTTCCTTTGTTAAACCCGTAGGAGTCAGTAAAAGCAGTCATTTATCCCTCCTTACGAGAAGCTGACGACGGATTCGACGAGAGCTTCTGGCTTCACCACTTTGTAGCCATACACCTGCAGGCCACGGATGATGTCACCGAACGTCGTTTCCGAACGGATGGTTTCCATCTCAGTCATCTGAGAAGCGAAAGTGAAGCCCATCTTGGTGCCAGCAATGATGCTGTACTTCGTGCTGGACGTAACTTTCAGGTTGTGGCTGACGTAGATCGTGAAGCGATCAATCATGCCGAGACGACCGTTGCGGAGCGGAGACTGGCTATCGCCGGTAAGCGAAGCGTCTTTCAGTTCCGACTTCTTGATCAAGCCAGCCATACGGGCAGGGATGATAAGAAAGCGGTTCTGCTCTGGGCAGTTAGCTTCGTCAAGAACGGTGCCCATGTCAACGACAAGGTCCGTAACTGAAGTCGTACCACCTGAACCGTCTTTAGAAACGGTGAGCGGCGAAGCCGTCGTGCCAAGATTGAACGCAGATGATACCGCGCCAGCAGTTGCGCCTTTGTTGGTCGCAGCAATATCTGGCAAGATATCGGTCAGAACGCGCTGGTCGATCTTGATCTTCATCTGCTCGGAAGCATCTTTAGACCACATATCCATCAACTTAACGTCTGACTGAACACGATCAATATCGTCTTCAACGCAAGCGAAGTACTCGCCTTTGTCGATGACAAGCTGAAGTTTAGGCTTGTCAGGATTTTCGACGACGAGGCTCTGGCCCTTGACGTAGTCACGGATCGTGATGTTCGGAATGGTGCGGATGTTAACCGTATCACCCTGATTCTTGATCTCGCCTTCGTAGTCGGTGTTAGCGATAGCCGCGAGGACCGTCGCATCGTAGAAGTTTTCAATAAGCTTGCCTGACCAAATCTCAGGGATGAAGTTTCCCGAATAATTTGGACGGCCAGCAGAGACCGGATAAGACATGGAATAGCTCCACTTAACCTGTTGCGACTATACGATCTTCCCGCTGTGCAGCGAAAATATCGCGTTCAATTCGGTCGCGGTCAGCTTCTTTGCCTCGATAGATGCCTTTTCGTACGTCATCGAAGAACTTGGTAATGTCTGCGCGTGTGTACGTCTTAGCCTGTGATGCCGCCGGACCACTGCCATTACGGCTGCGACCGGGAGCTACTTGTTTATCGAGTTCGGAAACTGCGCTCCGAGGTGGTTGAGCAACTTGTTGGCTACCATTACCCTGCCAAGCATTGAAGAAATTTGCGACTCGGTACACATCCATGCTGCGTTGAGCATCTTCAAGATAGTCCTGCCGTGTAACCCCGGTCAGCGGGTCTACTTCCAAAAGCCAATCTAAGAAGTTCTGATCTGCATTGATGTCCCGCCAGTTGGGGATTCTTGCAGAAAGTTCTGCCCAAAATGACTGTTCAGATGTCTGCGCTTGTTTCTGTGCAACCTGTTCGACACGAGGAAGAACACTGACCTGCATCTGCCGGACCATATGTTCCAATTCCGCAATCTTGTTATCGCGGGCTGTAAGTGATTCTTCGGACACACGTCGCATGACCTCAAGCGAATCACCATATTCCTCAACATCTTTCTCGGTTATCAGCCGCTTATCATTAGCATAAGCCGGAGCCGGTGCTGCTGAAAGAGCTGAAAACAAATGCTCCATCTGGGTAAGTCGTTGGTTCAACTGCTGATTCTCAGTACGAAGCCGCACTGTATCCGCGTTGTACATACCCTGAAGTGTTTTATACCGTTTCTCGAAAGTCTCCTCATTATCCTTGTTACCCGCAGACTTTTGCTCGTTAAGTGCGGGTGCAGACGCTTCGTTCTCGACACTGTCGGCTTGCTGAACACTCTCTTGCGTACGACCTTCTGATTCTACGTTAGCCTCAGTAGTTTCAGTTTGGGTCTTCTGCTCTTCGAAATGTTTGGCGACTGCCTCAGATTGACGACGAACTTGCTCAGGTACAGCCATAGAACGCTCCTCTCGGTATGCGTATGGTTAAACGGCGGCTATCTTTTTCTAGATTCTGCTGCCATATCAGGGGCATTTTGCACTAGTTTATATATCTCTGTCAACACTTGGCAACGCCCTTGAGCCAAGTGGACAGCATCTGGTCCAACATATGGTAGCTGATCTATCTCCCGCTGACGCCACTCGGTTATCCATTCAAGGATCGCCGGATGTGAACGAGAGATAGAAGCCCACTGTTGGAGAAGTTCTGGGGTAGGGCGAATCACGCACCACCACCTTGCGGTCTAGCAGTAGCAGCACTCATGCCGCCCGCTGGATTCCCTGCTTGATCGAGTGTCGCTCCCTGTGGCTGTTGCTGTGGCGCTGCCGCCTGCGCTGCCTGTTGCATCCGCTGAGTATTACTCAGCCGCTCGCGTGAAGGAACGATTTCATCGACTGGCATCTGAAGACCTTTAGCGATCTCACGGAGAATCGCAGCACGTCCATCTTTACCGATGATGCTCATATCGACCTCATTACCAGTGGCGTTGAGGAACTCGACACGACGCATATTGACAGTCTCCTTGACTGCCAGATTAACAGCACCACGTGGAATAACTTGAGCGTCACCCTTGATCGACTCATCCGCATCGTAGCGCATATTGTATACAAACTGGCGCTCAACAATCGGCATGATAATGTCGTTGTCGATGTGCATCACAACCTGACGGATACCCTTACCAGCTGAACCCATGAGCATGGACAGTCCCGATGCAGTACGACCTGCGCCCTTAACATCTACGTCTCCATAGATATAAGATGGGATACCAGAATGATCGTCAGCTAAGCGGCTAAACCGTTCATAAACAGCCATCAACGTATTGGCATTATCATTAGGCTGGTTGAAGCGAATAGCCGGGGCTGACCCACCTAATGGGTCGTTAAGGACTTGCCAAATTTTCCATGGGTGCATCTGGGTAATATCCTCGTTAGGAGGAATACGTTCCAGATTAACCTCGACCTGTGGGCCAGAAGCAATGCCCATGTTATTGACGAGCGCACGCGCCGCCGCATTACAGATATTTTGCAGGTCCTCAATGATCTCAGGAATACCACGCCCCCAGAATGATCCGGGGGTCTTAATGAACGACGTTTTCGCATAGGGCTTCTCGCCCAAAGGATCGTAGTTCAGAATAGCTTTGATGACATAGTTACCGACAAGCCAGATATTGGCGTCGTACTCACGTGCTTCGTCAGGCGCATCCTCTTCGGACATACCCCACTCGCGGAGCATAGCTCCACTGACTTTACCCCAGAACTCAAGGGCATCGAACATATCTGTCGGGCGCATCTCGGTATAGAACTTGCGTTCTTCTTCCTCGCGCTCCTGCTCAATCGTCTCCGCGACCCAAGATTGTCCCGGTCCGATCTCTAATACTTTACGAATGGCTTGGTCGTCATAGCCGGGACAGCCGATCAAATCAGATAGACCGGTCCGGGTAAGTTTATGGTGTTCAAAAATATATCCGTCGTTGATCCGGGTAATCCCCGGCTCTGGATAAATATTGAAAGGACTTACCCTCTCAAATTCCGGTGCAAGTCTCTCGCCCGCTTCGACAATAGTTTTACCGTCTGGACCTTTCGCCCAGCTAAGGTGTCGTTGGCGACGGACCACAGGACCTTTGATAAAAGCACAAGGGAAAGTAACAAGATCAGTGATGAACTCATTGAACGACTCCGGCCATCCCCCTTGAGCAAACTGATCTTCGATCTTAATCTTCATTTTGTCAACACGGATCTGTGCTGCCTCTAGAATCTTAAACCGATATTGCTGGGAGATAACCTCTTTTAATTCAACGAGTTCCGATTTAGACGGTGCAGCGCCTGTTGCCTGAATAACCGCCATAACTTCTTCAGCAAAGGCTGCTTGAAGCGCCGTGCTATCATCAGGCGACAAGTCTGGAATAGGCGTAGGAGACATATCCCACGGAGGAGACCCCGTTTCGAGCAGGATATCCCGCAGCCAGCTTTCAGCCGCACGGCACTTTACTTCCGTGAGCATCATGTAGACTTCGGACCCGCCCTGATTCTGGATCGCGTTTAACTTATCTGCCTCATATTCGCCATTGCGCTGCCGCATGGCACGTAGCATGATGTGGTTAATCGGCTCTCGCGCTATGCGCGCTGCATCCCAGCAGCGTTTAAGATACGCAGATAGTCCAAGGATTACCGAATCCTGCTGCCGTGCCTGAAGTTCTTGTTCCATGCGTTCGCGTTCAGCTTTATCAAGCTGTTCGCTACTGACAACACGAAGGAGAGTTAATCCGGCCATTGAATTTATTATTACTCTTTAGGCGTCTGATCGTCAACGGCCTGTTTTTGAATCGCTGCAATGAGTTCAACGACTTCAATATAAGGACGTTGGCCTAAGACGTTCAGAATGTAATTCCACTGTTGCGGTGTCAGTTCGATCTTCATAGCCCTAACAATTCTTTCAGTTCTGCCACGCTCAACCCCGCCGCCGCGAGCTTCTCTTGTGGCGTTAGTGGAGCTGGTTCTGGTGGTGGGACGTATGGGTTGGGTGTGTTGCCTTCGTCGATCCAATCTTGTATCACTTCAACAAAACAGCTTTCTTGACGGCCATCAGGCCATTCGCGCCAGACGATAGTGTTATCAGCATTAGCGTATTGCCAAATCGGATCACTCATAATTCGCATCCTGTAAATAACAACTGACCAGACGCAGAATTAAAATATATCGCTCCGCCCTGACCGGCTGTAGCACCTGATATAGTTCCAGTTATAAATCCTGTAGTAGAACTACTAGCAGAACCGAAGGTAACCGCACTAAACGTCGGCGTTGCAGCGGCTGACGTTAAGGTAAAATGTGTCGCGTTAGAAACGGTTATTCCTGTTGGTGCGACACGAGCTACAACAGGAAATGAAAATGTAGCGACGACGGTAGTAGTTGCCGTTGTATACGCAGGCGCAAGACCGTTAACAGTAGAAGCAGAATTATAGGCAGGCAGATACCGCTGACACAGCGCCAACTCCTGCCCATACTGCCTGCGCTCGAACGGCGTGGCGACTGAGCC